ATCAAATACATCTAATCTTACTACAAATGTAAATGATATATTATCAAAATTAAATCTTATAACAAATAATGGACTACAAAGAGCAAATAACTTTTTTGCATTTAGAACTAAAAGTAGTGTTGATTTAAACACGGAACATTATTTAGACGGTTTGACATACCATTACGGAGCGATAAATGCTCCGTATGGCTCAAATGGTTTTATTTTACAATTTAGTTTTGGGTTTTCTAGTGAAGCCCCAAACGGTTATGGTTGCCAATTTTGGTGGCAATTTAACTCCTCGGCTTTATATTTTAGAGCTTTTTGGGAGGGACAATACGGAAGTTGGAGCAAACTATCTAATTAAACATTATTAACTCTAACAAAAAAGTAAATGAGTAAAAGTATACAATTAAAAAATATAAATAATGAAAAGATGTATCCACACCCATATTACCCAGTCGGTAGTATTTATTTATCCGTTGTAAATACAAACCCAAGTACTTGGTTTGGTGGAACGTGGGAACAAATAGCCAAAGGTCGTACTTTGGTAGGTGTAGATACAAACGACAGCGATTTTAACACAGTAAAGAAAACTGGAGGAGAAAAAAAGCACACGCTAACAGTTAATGAAATGCCTAGCCATATCCATAATACAGCAACGGTATATCCGTTTACAATAGGTGGTATGCGTACAGCAATAGCCAACTCGACGGCTAACGATAGAACTGGTACCGCTAGTGATGTTGTTGACGCTACTGGTGGAGGTCAAGCTCATAATAACTTACAGCCATACTTTACGTGTTATATATGGTGTCGTACAGCTTAAATAATAAGCCAATAATATGGCTAAAAGTATAAAATTAAAAAATAACAATTACTGGGATAGCTCGGGTATCATACATAAGCCAATAGATACAAATAATAATGAAAAAGTAAATCTAAGAACAGCTTTAGGAAACTGGGGAGCCTCCACAGTACTAAATGACTATACGGGAGATTTAAACAATTTATATACTAGCGGTTGGTACGTTTGTAACTCCAATACAGCACATACGCCTTATAGTGCTTGTTGGTATATAATAGTTTTAACTAAAAATAAAGATTATTACGGCGTACAAATAGCCATACATAGAGATACTATGGATAGTTACGGCTCTATTTATATTAGAAAAAAAATGGGTACTACAAATTGGAGTGGTTGGATAAAATGTCAACCAGATATACCGACAAATTATGTTATATGGCAATATAAAGATAGAAACCCCGATATTGATTTAGCCGAATATAGGTCTCACGGTGGACAGTATGGTATATATAATTGTACCAAAGCTCCAACAATGGACATAGGAATTTTGGAGGTTGTATCTTACACCGTTGACTGGTGCGTACAGCGTTTTAGCGACTGTTACGGTAATTGTTGGGCAAGAACTTTCCATAGTGGTACTACTTGGACACCTTGGAAAAAAATATATTAAAATAAAGAGGAGGATAAAATGAAAAATCTAATAAATTTTATAACTGGTACACTAGCTACTACGCTGGTGTATTTTTTAGGAGGCTGGGATATTGCATTACAAACTTTGTTAATTGTAATCGCTATTGATTATATAAGCGGTGTTTGTAAAGCAATTTATAAAAAGAAATTAGATAGTAAAGTAGGACTAAAAGGTATACTTAAAAAAATAGGTTATCTTTTAATAGTTGCTCTTGCTGTGGTATTAGATAGAATAACTGGAAATACTGGAGCAATACGTACTTTAGTTATTTATTTCTTTGTAGCTAACGAGGGTATATCAATAGTAGAAAATTGGGGCGGTATGGGGTTACCTTTACCTCAAAAAATATTAGATGTACTAGAACAGTTAAAAAACGAAAATAACCCCAAAAACAAGTAATACAAGTATATTAAATAAAAAATAAAACGCCTTAAAATCAATTTTATGGCGTTAAATTTTTCCAAAAAGGAGGATATAGATATGGAAAATGAAAAAATTGAAGAACTACAAACAACTTTTAACGAGGACGGTTTAGATATCTTAGTTGAGGACGGTGTTGTAGAAAATTTAGCTGAAATCGAGGAGGTGGCTGATAATGGAAATGAGAACAACTAAACCAAGTGGTAATAAATTTTATATTACTAAATCAAAAGGTGGATATAGTACTTGTATCCAAGGTAGCCCAACTGACGCTAACGCTAACGTACTAGCTAACTGTGTTGGTTATGCTTGCGGTAGATTTAATGAAATTATAGGGTCAATGAAATATCCTAGTTTAAATTGTAATGCTGAAAACTTTATTGAAAGAGCCAAAAATACTTATGGCTTAACAGTCGTACCTTATCCAACTTTAGGTGGTATAATGGTATGGCAAAAAGGTAATCTAAGTGGTAATGACGGAGCGGGACACGTTGCCGTTGTTGAGCGTATCGATAGTGCTAACCAAATTTATACAAGTGAAAGCGGATACGGTAGTAAGACCGCTTTTTGGAACTCTATAAGAAATAATAACAACGGACGTTGGGGTATGGCTAGTGGATATGTATTTAGAGGTTGTATTGTAAACCCAGCTATTGGAGATGTACATTACGTTGAGCCAACACCAGCTCCTACGCCACAGCCAACAAGTGATACAGTTTATACGGTTGTTCCTGGAGATACTTTAAGTGGTATTGCAAATAGATATAATACTACATATCAAAAATTAGCCGAGTATAATAATATACCTAACCCTAATTTAATTTATGTAGGTCAAAAAATAAGAATACCTAACGGTGGAAATACACCTAGTGCTAAATATCACACAGTACAAAAGGGAGAAACTCTATGGGCTATAGCCAAGAAGTATTATGGTAATGGAAATCAATATCCTAAAATAGTAAAAGCAAATGGTATAGCAAATCCAGACATAATTCATGTAGGACAAAAACTACTAATTCCTTAAAAATAAAAAACTCTACGAATAAGAGAATACATATCTCCGTATCGTAGAGTTCTTTTTTTATGCCTTGTTATTATTTTTATATTCTAGTAATTACTTAAAGTTGGGAAAATGTTAACTATTATTCAATTTTAAAAAAATATTCATCCGTATGGCTAAAAAGCAACAACCACATGGAGGCTTTCGCTTAGCCATACGAATTACTTAAAAAAAATAATGAAGTCTTGATTAGGATTTAAGGGGTTTTGTTCAATATGGTCAATGTACTCATTCCAAAACAATCTCTTGTTTTTTGAATCTAATTTATAATATAGATCCAAACCAGTAGTAGATTTAAGCATTTTCTTATATTTTGAAAGGTCACGATTAGATGGGATATCCTCAACTTTATTAAGTTCTAGTATCTTATCTTGAGTTTCTTTATAATCAGCATCGTATTTATCTCTGGAGATACGACCATCGATATACAATTCATTAATTCTGTTTAATTTACCTTTATAATATGACAATTGACTGGATACATGATTACAAACATTATTAGAATTGATTTGTTCAATTTGAATAACATAATCCTGTAATTTGGCTAAAAAATTCTTAACAAGCCAATCTTCAAGAACAGATTCCATAACCAGTTTGTTATTTGTACAAATAGTATTAAGATAATAATTTCTACAACGATATATGCCAACTCTTTTTCTAGTACCATCAGCATGAATCCTGCCATTGGAAGTTCCACACATTCTTCGCTTACAATGATGACATCTTAAAAGACCAGAAAAAATATAAGTATATTCCGACCTTTTATTAACTTTGTGATTTTTATCAATTAAATCAATTATTTTTTGTTGTCTTTCTTTAGTAACATAAGGTTCACAATAATCCTCAACACCACGATAATATCCCTGATACATAGTATTTTTAAGATGAGCCTTAACTCTAGCATAAGCTACAGGTCGTTGTGGATATTTTTTAATAAGATATTCAGTAGTAGCACGAAGTGACAAAGTTTCTTCAAATTTGTCAAACATGTCAATTGCCATTTGAGAAAGATTAGGATCTTTAACAACTCTTTTATTGTAACCTGTTCCCTCAATTGTATAACCAATTGGAAGAGCACCAGAAATAGGTCTTTTATTTTTAACCATATTATCAAAGTTAAATTTAATTCTATCTGAAGTTTGATCCGACTCATTTTGAGCTATAGAAAGTTTTATATTTAAATACAAACGACCATTGGAAGTGGAAGTGTTATAATCTTCATCTGAACATTCCCAATCAACATCGTTTTTATCAAGTATCTCCTGAATACGATAATAATCAGCTACATTACGAAACCATCTATCAAGCCTCCAGATGACAATCCTATCAATTTTATTTGATTTAACATCATCGAGTAGGCGAAGTAATTCTTTACGATTAGATATCTTGGATCGTGCAGATTTTCCCTCATCGGCATATATATCGATAATAGCATAGTGATGTTCTTCACACCAATCACGAAGTCGTGTTCTTTGACTTTCAATAGAATAGCCGTGCTTTGCTTGTTCATCAGTAGACACTCTTATGTAAATACCTGCTCTAATAACTTTATTCA